TTAATTACAGTCGGGGCGAAGAGCGGATTACCTTCAGCATCCTTAGCAAGCGGGTCAGTCGAAACGAACCAAGATTCAGCAGGATCCTTCAAGAGAGCATCCATACCGGTTCCCCATGCGCCAGCAGCGGTCTGGGTCTTATTCTTTACATAGACGTTAATACGGAAGACCTTTTTCCAAGTCAAATCCTGCGGGTTCTGGTCAACCGGAGTAGTGTCCTTGTCAACCAAGTCTTCATCATCGTAAGCATACTTCCAGTTGAAAGCATTCTGGTGCTGAAGAGCCTTGATATTGGCACATTCGGTAGTGATGATGGAAATACCAACGTCATTACCATACTTACCAGGACCAATAGAAGCAATAACGAGCTGGTCAGGAATGCTTACATATTTTTCAATGTCACCGTTACCAGGTTCATCTTCAGATTGAGTCAAAATTGTATAACCTTCCGCATAAGTCTTATCAACAGAGTTAACAAGATATGAGGTCGGGGTAGCAATGATGTTATCAACCTTACGGGTTTCACCTTCACCTACCTTATAAGAATATTCAGGAGTAATCGGGTTGATTGCCGTTTCTACATCGTTAGCCGCAAATACCGGAATCTTCTTGAACTTGTTTGCATCCGGATCGGCAATGAGATAGAAGAGCTTTTTGTTCATCTTCGCTTCGATTTCCTTCGGAGTTTCCTTAACAATGCGTTCAACAATGTCGAGGTTATTGAGGACGCTTACATAACGGAGGTATGTGTAGTTACTGATTTCAGAAACATCAGATACACCGTTTTCATCCATCATACGAAGAACAATCTGACGAGGAGTGGACTTACCCTTGGTAACCATCGGGTCAACAATTTCATCGGATTCATCATCCAAATCATACATGACGGAAATTGTTTCCTTGTAGAAGAGACCGGAAAGGTTTTCATCGGCAACTTCAGAAACCATGGTATCACTCATGATGTCATGAGTTTCATCGACATAACCATATTCGGTATATGCGATACCAGAAACGGAATTCTTTTCGTCTTCATAGTCAGTATCGATTGCAGTAGCGTCGACATAATATGTCTTCGGAGTTTCCGGGTCTTCCCAGTCACAAATCTGCATCTTATATGCTTTCTGTGCCTTATAGTTGCTGGTAGAACCATCAACCCAAGCGCCATCGAGGTAATCTGCTGGGTCATAGAAGTTATCAGCAGTGAAAATATCCTTATATGCAACACCGCTGAGGTTCCAACCACTAACAGCACTGTTCTGTCCCCAGAACTGAATGACAGTAGCAGTCTTGTTCAAGGTATTGTCAGCAGGAATATTGATGGTAATTTCACGTTCGCCGTTAGTACCCGGAGTCTGAGTGATGAAGCTTACTTCACCAGAGGTAGCAGAAAGGTCACTCCATGCGTGGTCAGTAAAGATTAATTCATCATCAACGGAAACCTGGTCGGTAAAACGCTTCGGGTAATTAACGTGAATACCCTTAGGAACGTCGTTATTGAGTTTCGGGTCAGTAGCAAGTTCCTTATAAACAACAATGTCATTACCCTTAGAGATAATGTCATTGAAAACATCATAGCGAGCATTCTGCCAGAGGTAGAAAGCATCACTTCCAGAATAAGCTGGGTCACCAATGAAACCTTCAGGAAGTTTCCATTCGCCATTGGCGGTCAACGGAGCAATATTTTCGTCGACGGTGTTTAAATGCGGGACAAGCTTCAACTGATAGTCGCCCTGAGCATCAACATACTTGAAAACGCCGGTAGAATCCGACTTATTGGTAATCATTGCGTCAGGATATGCGAACTGAAGCTGTGCATACTGTTCATCACCCATGGTTGCACGAACGGCAAAGAGCTGGGTGGAATTGGCGAAGTAGTTTTCCGCGGCGAAGTGACCATAGTCAGTTAAAGACTCAGGTTCACCAAACACTTCAACGAATTCGTTGTAGTTGCGGGTAACTATTCTCTGGTTTACAGGACCCTTGTTAGACTTCATGACGATAGCGCCAATGCCTAACCCAGGTTCCGATTCGGTACGGATTGTGTTGTCAATTTCCGTAAAACGAATTCCGGGCACTGAATATTTTGCCATAGAATCTCCTAAATTAACTTAAAAATACAGAATATAGAAATTTCACTCACTCACATTTATTAAAACTATATATTATTTATATAAAGATATTTAGAAGTTTTGATTATATGAGCAAATTTTGAGAATTTCGGGGCAATAATATAATTTGATAATTCTATAAATAATACAAAGCTTATATAATTAAGGAGATTTTTATGGCAGAACAAAATAATATGTCGGTTTTTACGACAAGCATTGTAAATAAGCCAGACTTAGTTAAGCAATATCTATTCCAGGTTAACTTTTTGTATGAAAAAGGTTCCGCCCTTTCAGATATTCTTGACACTGAAGAGCTAATGCTCTGTGCTAAGACTATGACGATTCCTCAGAAGGAATTCAATACTATCGAAACTCATTACATGGGCTCCAAGCTCGTCTATCCGGGTAAGGCTACGGTCGCCGGTGAATTCACGGTTCAGTTCGACGAATTCCAGGATATGTCCGTTTCTATTGCTTTGCACCGTTGGGCTAACTTGCTTTTCAGCCAAGGTTTTGAAAACGATATTGACGTTGCTGGTCGTGTGACTGGTGGTGCTTCGTCTAATTATGCTAAGGACTATACTGCTACGGTTGAAGTTCTTCTTTATGATTCTACATTGAAGAAGCTCCTTCCTATCAAGTGGGTTCTCTACCGTGTGTTCCCGAAGACTATTGCTACTTCCGACCTTGGTGCTGAACAAGATGGTAAGGTTACTCGTAGCTGTACCTTCAGTTATTCCAACTTCGAAATGGTCACAACCTAATAGTTCTGGACATTTATATTCAAGACCGGGTAAAACCGGTCTTTTTATAAATAGAATAACAGAAGAGGATAAAATGTATAACACACCATCATTTTTTAAGACAAAATTTGAAAAGTATGCCACAAAGGTCTTGAAAAAGCTTAAGTCTTTTGGCGTCGATAGTGAAAAAGTAAATCTTCATAGCATTCGTGAATCTGTAGGTTCTGATATTGATACATTCATCGACAATACGCTTGATGCCCTCAATTTGCAGGCTGATAAGGAAATCTACGATTATTATAATAGTAACCGTGATGAAATCGCCCCGTTTTATAACGGTGGAAAGACAGATCCGATTGATGCCGCTGATGAGCTGATTAAGTTCTATAATGAAGATAAGAACGGTGATAACGGAACAGACGAGACAAGTTTGGCAAAATTACAGAAGTTGTTCCGTTCTGGCAATATCATGAAGAACCCGAATTCTGCCGATGGCCAATGGGCTACTCCGGATTATCCTATTTCTTATGCGATTTCTGAAAACGACGTTGAAACACTTAAGGATTATAGGGAAAATGGTATTCCGTCCAGCCTTATAACTGGCGACAGCGAAGATACTGAAAGAATCCCATTCAATCAGCAGATTAATACCGAATTCGTTCAGGATTATGCTCTTCTGACTAAGAATGTGGCTCTTGAAGGTAAGTCAATCGATGACGCTTTGGACTTTATGGACCAATTTGTTGATAATTTTGTCATTTCACCGTATGACTTATATAATATATTCGCAAATAAGACGGGTGATGACCAGGTTCTTTATAATATGATTATCAATTATAACGATAATACGACTAGTGAAGAGGCTGATTATTTTGGTGTTCCGCTTGAAGATTTGGTCGAATTTGCCCAAACTGAGCTTTTAGGACCCTCGACAGACATTGATTAACCCCAAATATTCAAAAATATCAAGATTAATAAGGACCATTAATCATATGGTCCTTTTGTCTTTTTGCGAATTTTCCAATTTTTCAAGTATAAATAAAATATAAAAACGATAGAAGTTTTTAAAAAACTAAATATATTGGAGGATTCAATGGAAAAATTTCTAACTAAGCTTTCAGGCGTATGTTCAGCCGAAGACCTTAATGAAATCAAACAGATTTTTGAGGCCGCGGTTGATGAAAAGGTGAAAGCGCAGACAGAAAAGATTGCCCAGGATCTCGCTAAGAAAGCCGACGAATTTTCTCAGACAAAAATCAAAGAAGCCAAAGAACAGAATGCCGCTAAGGTAGAAGAAATGGCTAATACTTGGTGTGCGGAACAGAAAGCCCTTCTCGAAAAGGAAGCCAATGAAAAGGTTGAAGCCTATAAGAAGAAGCTCGAAGACGCCTCCGAACAGTATATCTTTGAATATTTTGAAAAGAAGTTCAAGGAAAAGTACGGCGAAGAGCTTGAAGCACTCGAAGAAAAGGTTATTACTGGCCTTGACAAGTACCTCGAATATAATATCAATGAAAAGATTGACCCAAGCCTCATCAAGAAGCAGGCCATGACCGAAACCTATGCTCCTATCATTGATGGCATTAAGCGCCTCTTTGAAGAAGAATATGTTCCGATGGATCTCTCTGGTTCCAAGAAGATTCGTGACATGAAGGCTACTAATGCCGAACTCGAAGAATCTTTGAAGAAGCAGGTTTCCGAAAATATGCGTCTTGCTGAACTTGTTGAAATTTCCGGTAAGAAGTCTCTTATTGCCGAAAAGACAGCTAGCTTGAGCGTCGCAGAACGTGCAAAGGTTAAGAAGTTCTTCAAGGACAAGAGCCTCAATGAAACCAAGCGCGACATTGATCCTTATATCGAGATGGTTCAAGAACAGACAGAAAATTATGAAACGGTTCGTCGTGAACGTGCAAAGCTCTTTGAGCAGCGTGAACGCCCGGTCCGCAAGTCTCGCTTTGTCGAAGACACTACTGCTGAAACTTTAACTGAACGTTTTAGAAAACAGGAACCTGATGTTGATTCTACAGCATACAGGGCGTCCCAGTTTTGCTAATTACGAGAATTCCAAAAAAATTCATATAAATAAAGTATAAACGATTTTTATAGGAGAAACAATAAATGAAAGTTACACAATCACAAGCTACTATGGTAGATACTTGGGCCAAGGCACCGGGCGGACTTTCCGTTGCTGGTATCAAGGACTCCCTTGTACGTTATAATACCGCACGTCTTCTCGAAAACCAGAAGACTAAGAATCTCGGTGCAGAACTTCTCACTGAAGATTTCACCCAGGGTGTAGGTGCTCCGCTTGGTCTCGACCAGGGCATTCCGCACGGTGGCGACGCTAAGGGCGTTTTCGCTCCGATTTCTCTCGCGCTCGTTCGTCGTGTGTTCCCGCAACTCTTCGCTAACGTTCTCGTTGGTGTTCAGCCGTTGACTGGTCCTGTTGGCCTTGCCTTCGCACTCCGTTACATCTATAAGACAAATAACCCGAACGAACTCGTTGAAGCCGCATGGAAGGCTGTTCCTCGCTTCTCTGGTTATACCGGTTCTACCGCTAACCAGTCTGGTGAATGGGACGCTGGTACCGGCGTTGACACTCAGTCCGCTGAAGGTTGGAAGATTACTGGCCCGA